AAAAGGTAAAGGTTTGACATCTTATGGACAAAGCATTGACGAATCAACACACCTACGAGTTTATATAGAGGAGAAATAATGCCTTATCATCGTAATCCTATGATTAAATTATTATACAATTCTATATTTAAACATAAGGTTTTGCCTAATAAAAAGAAATATGACAGAAAAAAGGAAAAATCTAAAAATACTAAGCAAAAGCTTAAAAATTTGAAGGATTGAGAAAAAAAATCTTTTTTTAAAGACCGTCAGATGGGTGTTTTCATACCTTCTAGTATGTTTATACCTAAAAAAATTAACCAAGTCCTAGTGGCTTTTATATAATGGAAGGAAGGAAGGTTGTCTATGATAGCTGAAATGTTAACGTGTTTAGCACTAAATGTGTACCATGAGAGCAAAAATCAATCAATTTATGGTCAATATGCAGTCGCACAGGTTGTTATGAACCGTGTGAAGGATGAAAGATTCCCTAACAACATTTGTGATGTAGTAAAACAAGGATTGACGTACAAATGGAATCCTGAAATACCAATTAAAAATCAATGTCAATTCAGTTGGTACTGCGATGGCAAGAGTGATGTGCCAAAAGAGAAGGATGCATGGGATACTGCTATGATGGTAGCAAACCATGTATTTTACAGGAGAGTAGATGACTTGGTGGATGGTGCGACACACTACCATGCACATTACGTGCAACCAAGTTGGGCAGAAACAAAAACATATATTGTGCGAATTGATGACCACATATTTTACAGATGGGATATTAATTATGAATAAAGAAACTATTAAAAAAATAATTCAAGAAAATCCTAATCAAGGCTTTGACATTTGTTCTGTTTGCGATAAAACAGAATTACATGGACAAATGAATGATGTTAATGAGGTTGATTGGGATTTAATTTGTGATGATTGTGAGGATAAGTAAATGAATAAATTTATATATGATAGTTGGAATGTCGTTATGAATTATGAACGCAATCCATTAAGAAACATACAAGACCTACACGTAAGGCATATGGTTATGCAATTACTAGCATGGATGTGGTGTATAGCATTTTCATTATGGGTAGGTAGTATGTGGGTATTTGGTTTGACTGCCGTTGTACACCTTATACTCATATTTGCCATAGTAGTTACTGTGGCAGTATTTGAAACGGCTAAACGTAAATCAACTTATTTTGACCATTGGTATAAGGAACGTGGTCTAGGAAGAGGGAATGGTGGAGAACATGAATAAATTTATATTTCATATATATGACCATGATGAAGAAGAGACATTTCAAATCGTTGGTAAGAGTAATTTTATGCGTTGGCTAAATGATCACGCAGACCAACAGAGATACTCATTCTTTTCAACACACAAAAAACTTAAACAATTTTTAGGAGAAGAAGATGAAAAGTAAATTTAAAGTTAATATTGATATGAAAGATATACTTGTTACAGAAGAACAACGAATGAAGTTTTTAGATTTATATAATAAACTACATCATACATTACTATATGTGCATGATTGTAGTGACATAACTCTATCACAGATAGCAAGTCTAGAGGAACTTAAATGTCTTATGCATAGTGCATTAAAGTTTTCACCACAAAAGAATGAGGATGGTGAAGGTTCAAATTGGTATAATGATTGGGTTTTATCCTGTGACGAAACGGCATATAAAAATGAATAGTACACCTAGATATGTAATCAAATCATTACACGCAGATGGGTTGGAGCATTATCGTTTCAACCCACCTCAAAAGTATATTGATGAAGGTGTAGTCTACAGGAAACAGTTAGGCACAGATAAGGACAAGGCATTTAACAAAGCAAATGCAATGCTCATAGAGTTAGATGCACACGTAGAAAAGATGTCAAGGACTGTAAGCCTTAATCCTACAGTAAAAGGATTGTATGACGAATACTTATTATCAAATGATTTTAATATGCTAAGAGAGAAGACACAGAAAGATTATATTTATTTTTTAAATATAATGTTGTCTACAAACTACATAGGAAGGAAGGACTATCGCAAAGTAACAACAAAGCTATGCAAGTTATCCTATGAGGAATGGGTCAAGAGAGGTGTGTCTTTTGCTAATCACATACTATCTGTTTCTTCTAGACTGTATAGGTATGCAATAGAAATGGGATATACAGAACTTAATCCATTTAAAAATGTTACCAAGAAGACCCAAAGAACTAAAAGGTTAATATGGACAAATGAAGAAGTAAAAACATTTTTAGATAAAGCATACTCTGATTATAAATTTCGTAGCATAGGGTTAATTGTACATATGGCATACGAATTTGGACAGAGGATCGGAGATATGCGATTGTTAACATGGGATAATATTAAGTTTGATATAAAACAATTACACTTAGAACAATCTAAAAAAAGGAAGGAAGTCTTTTTGCCAATAGAAGATAATCTTTTTTCTATGTTGCAAAAACAACACACTGATTTTGGTTTTCAGAAATATGTAGCACCTAACACAAGACCTAAAAATAATAAGTTTGTGCCTTATTCTATACATAATGTATCAGTTGTAGGGAAGGAAGTCATGCGTAAAGCTGAGATCAGGAGCGAGTTACAGCTTATGCACCTACGTGCTACAGCTATTACAGAGATGGATAAGTCAGGTGTTGGTATTAATCAGATCATGTCTGTATCAGGACATTCTAATCCACAAAGTGTACAACCTTATTTAAAACATAATTTTAAAAGTGCTAACTACGCATTGACTAAAAGAAAAAATTGTGATACTTAACATTCAACTGTTAATCAGGAGTAAGCATGGATATACATAAATACATATACGATTTAGACATTAGTATGGATGAAACAAAAAGAATGGATTGTCCTGTATGTGGTGGTAAAAATACATTTACAGTTACTAATAATAAAGGTATGAGATTATGGAACTGTTATAAAGCTAGTTGTAGTGTAGGTGGCAGTCTAAAGACTAACATGACTGTGGATGATATAAAAGTTGTTTATAGTTCTGTAATAAAACAAGATGATTTTACATGTCCAGAGTATTTTGTTCCATTTGAGGAAGAGGTTACTTTTTGTATGTCATATGACTTTTCAGAAATATATAATCATTTTTGTGTCTATGATGCTAAAGAGGACAGAGCAGTATTTAAAATATATAATGATGAAGGTTTTGTAGTAGATGCTGTAGGAAAAGCATTAGGTAAAAGAATACCTAAATGGAAAAGATATGGTAAAAGTAAAATACCTTTTATACGTGGATTGCATAATCCTATTACAGGAGAAGTAAACACTACCTGTGTACTAGTAGAAGATTGTATTAGTGCCTGTGTTTTGAGTTTACATGGCTATGCAGGAGTAGCTTTGTTAGGTACAAGTTTATTAGAAGAACATAAACAATTATTGTCATCTAAATTTAATAAAGTTATTGTGGCACTTGATCCTGATGCATTACCAAAGTCATTAACAATAAGAAAAGAATTACAAAGTTGGGTTGACACAGTAAAAGTATTGCGTATAAAGGATGATTTAAAATACGAAAATGAAATTGATATTGCTAACTTAAAGGAGATGATATGGAACTAGCATTAATCAGAAGTCTTATGGATAAAGAGTTTTATGATGATCATCGTGGAGCAAGATGTCCTAACAGACTATTTAGTAAAGACGTAAGAAAAGTAAAAGACATGGTTGACTTGGCTATTGATAAGTACAATAGGTCTGTCACACCTGATGAAGTAGAAGCTTTGTTTGTTTCTAGTAATCCGTCTATGACAACAGCACAGAAGAATGCTTATCTATCTATGTTTACCAAGATTAAGAAAGAACATCCTATGGGTAGCGATGTAGCACAAGATGTGTTAGCCAAGCTGTTCCAACAGATTATAGGTGAGGACATTGCTAATCTAGGCTTTGATTATGTCAATGGTACTAAGGCA